ATAACTGATCGGTTTGACATCATACTTGATGGATGGTAGGAAATTAAAATACATTAATAAGATACTCCTTCGATATTAATCTCGTTTGAGTAGACAAGTTTTGTCTCGGCAAAGGATAGTGATAACTCCACAGCAACTGGACGCCCATCACCGTAGGTATTGTATGTACCATCTGGTGTGTAATTAATACTTACATCAGTGATAGCACAAACTTTGTACTGTGGTAAGTGTTCATGTAATTTACTACCGTTCATAAACTGAACGTTACATAGTCCTGGAACACCAATGTAGTTAGCATTACTTCTTTTGTTTTTGTCAGTGCCAAAACCAAGACCATTTAGAAAATCGTTAATATTTTTGGAAGCATCAAGGGCACCGCCTGGTTCCGCACCAAATGATGGTAGTGCTACTTTTTTAAACGTACCAATAATTCGAGTAATCATTTTTGCTTCGTCGCCATTTCGAGCAGACATTTTATATTTCAAGGAAAATGATCTTGGTTTAAATCCACTGAACATAAGTTCTGTGTTAGGATTCAATACAACACCAAGAGCTCCTTGTAATACATCATTTGTACTTATACTATCATTACCCATAGCACTAATGCCAGTGGCAAGTCCCTGAGCAGCAGCAGAAGGTAAGGCACCTGCTCCTGTTTTAATGGACTGAACAAAAGCATCAACTGTAGCTCCACCATCACCAGCAAGAGCACTGCCACCCATTCTTAGGGCATTCATTCCTACGTTACTAAAGTTTTTACCACCCCAATCTGCTCCATATCCTGTCGAGATATCTTCAGGCATGTACATTAGGATAGTTTTTGCTCCTGGATATCTTTCGTATTGTTTACCAATCTGTTGATTGTAGATTTGTAGATCTTTGGTTATACTACTACCATCTTCAACAGAGAGTTCACCACCACCATCACCTTGAAAAGGTCCTTTATAATTATAGAAATCAAACTTGACATAATCTGTATGTCCCTCAAACAAATTCTTTGGGTATGAAATACGAGATTCCTTGGCTGTGAGTGCCCCTGCCCCTTTTGGTAGTAAGTTAAGTGTTTCTGCCATTTACTTTACCATTTCTTTGCTTGATTTCTTGGCATACCCTTCGATGACTCGTTGTGCTTTGATGTTATCATAGAAAGAATCATTTGTTTCCTTCCATACATCCTCTTTAGGATAGGGAAAGACCCGACCGTTCACATCTTTCACAAAGTCCTCGGTGGGTAACAGAATGGCAGTGTCCCATTCAGCACTAGCGAGATCAAGATAGAATCCGTCTACATGAGAGTGTAAGTATTTATGGAAGCATTTCTTAGGAAATTCAATACGATTATGTTTGAGTAATTTATTAACTGCCATAATTCTACGTTTGACAGACATGTAGTGTAGATTCACTCCATAAAATTCATTTTTATTAGACTTAATACAGTAAACAAGAGGAAATCTATCATAGTAAGGCAACCATCTTGACTTTGCCTTGTACTCAAACATATACAGGTGTCCTGCTACTACATAACGACGGACCATGTTTTGATCCTGTTCATTACCAGAACCAGTGCTATCTCTTTTCTCTGCTGAAATATATCGTGAAGCATCAGTGCCATATACTTTTGATTCTGATTTAACAGCAGCACGATACCACGACAGTGGTTTTTTTTCTCCTTCTGTCTTCTTAGTTATCTTCTCGAACAAAGTCTCGTAACCAGCGTCAGAATTTACTTGGTTACGTTGGATGGATTTAAATCCAGTTGCCATTTTAGACTCCTAGGTGATCTTCAGTGAGGATAATAAATTTCATCTGCCTGTCCTCACAGAAGTCCTCTGCTGCCTCCCACTTAGCGCGGTTCTTAGCATAAGTTAGGACTTCTCTTTTCCAAGAGGCAGTCTTCTTTTTTGGTTTATCATTCGGTGGTTTGGTTTGCTTTTTGGGTTTAACCTCAATGAGATACTTATTGATTACACCAGTTTTAGATACAACTTTAATGTAGAAGTCAGGATAATATCTGTGTACTCTTCCATCAGTAGGACAACGATAAGGAATGATTACTTCCTCGCTACCCCACTCCACAATACTGTCATTATGATCACAGAAATACATAAATTTTCTTTCCCACAAAGAACGAAAGACTATCCTAGTTGGATTACCCTTATATTTTTTGGGGTTAGTTGGTTTATAAACACCTGAATATGCCATGATAAATATAGTTGGACCAACTATCCATATTTAGCGTGGCACAAGCAAAGGGACTGGGAAAATTCATTGATGTCATCGCCCAACAGGGTGGTATGTCATACAGTAACAACTTTGATGTTGTCTTTCAGTTTAATGGGCCTTCTCACGATAAAATTCGAGAGAGATTTAAGAAAGTTGGACTAAATTTTGGTAAGGGGTCCACTTCTGCTGCTGACACAGATGCGAATGTGAAAGGAGATAGTGCTGCTGATGTACTTAAGATGTTCTGTGAAGAAGCACAACTTCCCAACGTACAAGCAGCAACAGGAAACCTAACTGGTGTTAGATTAGGTGAAGGACAGATTAATTATGCTACATCTAAGTTATACACAGACTTTCAACTAGGATGGATGTGTGATGCCAACATGACACCACTTAAGTTTTTAAATGCTTGGCATGGATTTATCTTTAATGAATTTGGCAGTCAAGGTGAAGATATATTTACTGAAACAGGAAAATATGTAAGAGAAAATGCTTCGCTCGCTAAAATTAAATCAGAAACTGGAACTCTGGGAAGCAGAGAGAAATCTATTCGTCTTAAGTATCCTGATCAATATCAGTGTAACATTACTATTACGAAGACAGAAAAGGGAAAGAGTGCTTCTAATAGTAGAGCATCTATGATGTATACATTGATTGATTGCTTCCCTTATGCTATTGATGCTGTGCCATTATCCTATGGAGCATCTCAGGTAACTAAGGTCACTGCTAACTTCTACTACAGTAAGTATAGTATCCTTTATAATGACATCAGAAAATTTGCTGGTTGATTACACAAAACTCGGAAAATTTTTCCCGCCATTTTTCACCTAAAAAAGTCGATCTAAATAATTAAACATATCATCTATCGTTATGCCATTACCCACTTTGTCTGTGCCAACATATGAGTTGGCGCTTCCCTCTACTGGGAAGAAAGTGAAATACAGACCGTTCCTAGTAAAAGAAGAGAAGGTATTGCTTCTCGCTATGGAATCTGAAGATGAGAAAGAAATTGAAAGAGCAGTAAAACAAACTCTTACTGCCTGTATCCAGACACGTGGTGTAAAAGTAGAAAGTTTAGCATCGTTTGATCTAGAGTTTTTGTTCCTTAAAATCAGATCCGTCTCAGCTGGTGAAGATATTAAGATGAAAGTTATTTGTCAAGACGATAATGAAACTCAGGTTACTGTGTCTTTAAACATTGATGAGATTGAAGTAACAAAACCAGAGGGACATGATAGAAAAATCATGTTGAATGAAGATACTGGTTTGATGATGAAGTATCCTGGGTTCAAACAGTTCGTTGACCTGACCCTACTCAATAAAGATCTAGATTCTACTGAGGATATCTTTAATCTAGTTGCTGATTGTATTGATCAGGTCTTTCAAGGTGAAGAGGTATGGGATACAGGAGACATGAAAAGGGGTGAAGTTGTATCATTCCTTGAGAACATGACTCAACAACAGTTTGAATTAGTACAGGGATTCTTTGAGACTATGCCTACACTTAGGCATGAATTCACAGCAACTAATCCCAACACTGGAATCGATTCGACCTATACGTTGGAGGGTTTACAGTCTTTTTTCGGGTGAGCATGTTCTATAATACTTTAGAAAACTATTATAGGACAAACTTCTCCCTTATGCAGCACCATAAATACTCTTTGACAGAGATTGAAAATATGATGCCGTGGGAGAGGACCGTGTACGTTTCCCTTTTAAATCAATGGATTAAAGAACAAGAAGAACAAAGGAAAGCACAGCAGGCACAACGATGAGTCTTCCCACTCCACCATCAGGAATACTAGACAAAGATCAACCATGGTATCGTGGTAAGATTAGTGATGCTCAGTATGATAGACTGAAAGCAAAGTTAACTGGTGGTACGGATGCTGGTGGTACATCGTATTCTAAATTAATTGACTGCTCTCTAGGAGAAGCAGAGAAAATTATTTCTAACATGAAGAAGGATCCCCGAGGGTATCCTCAAATGCATATGCCTGGTGGTGGTGAAGCCTATCAGGTGATGATTGATTACTATCAATTCCTGAAAGATGCTTACTTATATGATGAACCTAAACCAGAACCAGAAGAGATACCTGTAGAGGTAGAGGTTGTAGAGGTAGAGCAAACAACAGTTGATGAACCAATTGTTATTAAGATTGAAGCTCCCTTTGAATCAACACCTGAGGTAAAATTATCAGCACCTAAAAGAATTAAAGTACCACGTAGAAGTGGTGTAATTTCTACAGCAACGAAAAAATCTACTGCCGAAAGGATGGCAGATGCATTTACTAATAATCTTCTTAATCCTTTAGTAGATAGCATTCAAAATCCTCCTGCTCCCGCTCCACAAAGACAGAGGAAGCAGAAAGAAACTCTAATTAAAATCAAGAAGAATGTAAAACCATCTTCTTATCAAAGTACAAAAGGACCAGGATTCTTCCAGAATAGTAGTCTATTTCTATTCAACAAAACAAAAGATGCCTTTGGTCGTGCTGCCGAGCTTAGAAAACAGGCTACTGAGCAGGGAATGCCAGAGCAAGACCCAGGATTCTATGTCAAGAGAGCATTTGGAAATGAGTTGGGTGGTGATGCTATTGCTAGGACAAGAGGTACATTCTCTTCTAACCCTGATGCTACCCTAGATCCAGCACTTACTAAGCAACAAAGGTTGTCTGCGGGTATCTTTGGCACTAGAACTATTCGTCAACCCAAACCCAAAGAGAGTGGTGTTGCTACTGATATTGAGAGACAGATAGATGAATTAGAGAAGAAATTTAACGAAGTAATTGATACTAAAAAGATTACTCCCGAGTCTTCTCAATTAGATAAGACACTAAAAGATCTTAAAGATAAACTATCAACAGGCAACAAACTACAAAAAGGAATCAATGATTCCAAGAAAAAACTACTAGGATTAGAAGCAAAGGCTGCTGATGCTGCTCAAGCACGGGCAGAAGAAGCAGAGATGGATGATAGTGAAGA